TGATCTAGAAAAACTTGATGGAATCACGAATGGAGCAGTTGCGGCAAACAAAGCAGTTGTAGTAGATGGTTCTTCGAATATAGGAACTTTCGGAACAGTAACAGCAACAACTTTTTCAGGAAATGTTACAGCAGGATCCGGACAAAGTAATTTCAATAATGTACAAATTGCTGGTGACTTAACAGTCAACGGTACAACAACAACTATTGATACAACAAACACCACTGTTGAAGATAATTTATTAGTGTTAAATTCTGGAGTATCAGCAGTTGCTAATACATCAGATTCAGGTATATTGATAAACAGAGGTACAGGTGTAGATTCATCAACTCTCAATGCCGCAATAATTTGGGATGAGTCAGAGAATCAATTTGCAATGGTTGAAACACAAGAAACAGGAAACACAACAGGTAACATTAACATCACAAGATATGCAAATTTACAAGTTGACAGACTTGTTGGTACAGCAACCCAGGCACAATATGCTGACTTGGCTGAGCAATATGAAGCGGACTCAACCTATGCCCCTGGCACTGTTGTTATATTCGGAGATGACAAAGAAATCACTGTAAGCAAATTTACACACGATCCAAGAATAGCAGGAGTTGTTTCAACTAATCCTGCACACTTAATGAACTCAGGACTTGAAAATGGTACACCAGTAGCACTACAAGGAAGAGTACCTTGCAAAGTCAAAGGAATGATAGCAAAAGGTGATGTGCTTGTTGCTTCAGGAGTTGCAGGTGTGGCTTGTAAAATGGTTAAAGAAATGTACGAAGTTGGGTGTGTAGTTGGTAAAGCACTTGAAAACCATACTGAAGCAGGCGAAGGCGTAATTGAAGTTGTAGTTGGAAGACTGTAATCTAAACAATAATATCCAAAATAGTTTGTAATTTATTTTTTATAGATTTATTCTGTAAAGTTTTTTTCACACCTTCGTGTAAAGGTAAAGGCCAACAATTAATTGACACCCAAGCATATCCTGAGTGTTCACCGTTTAATTTAGGCACAAATTCTTGTTCTACTGCACACACAAAGGTATGAAACTTGAAACGTGTGTCTTTGCTAACAAAAAGTTCTAACGGTATTGTTTTTTGTATATTTGGCTGAAAACCAACTTCTTCTATTATTTCTCTCTGTAAACCTTGCCACGGAGACTCTGTATCAATTGATCTTCCGCCTACCATACCCCAAGTGCCTTTTTGTTTCTTTTTTCTATTTAGAAATAAAAATCTTTTTGTTGATTTTGCGTAGAACAAACATCCTGAACAGATAATATCACTCATACAAGTATTTTATATATTAAAATTCAATTGACCAAGTTCCTGGCTCATAAAATCCTTCATATGATTTTACCCAAAAACCTTCAGTAGGTAACCATTTATACTGGATGCCAGTTTTTATATTAGTTACGTAATGCACTGTATTAAATGTGCTATCTCCTAAAGAAGATGAATCTAAACCACCTCTTTGTAATTGTGTAGATCCGTCATCTTGATCTGCATTGAAATCTACTACAAAATCACCGCCAACCTTTTCAATAATATCATTTGCACTTGCTATTAAATTTCCCCAAGCACTAGGACCTGTATTTTGTGTTGAATCGTCTTTACTGCTACCTATTGATTCGGTCAACAAATATCTTGTTCCGTTAGGAGCACCTGTTGGATTAAATGTTAATGGATTAATGATAGCATCTACAGCCTCAATTGTGTTTGTAGGGACAGTATCTTTATCAACTGCAAACAATAATGCGTGTTCGTCTAATGGATCTAATGTAACTGTTCCTGATACATTTACAATAATATCATCTCCGTTAATATTTTTTGCACTTTGTTGTAATTTTACTTTGGTCAATCCATTCCTAAATGTTTTAGAATACAATGCTTCTACTTTCAACCAATTTACTTTTTCGCCATACTGTGACTGACTAACAAATGCTTTGTTTTGTTTGTTGTTTGCGTGTGTAGTATTGCTTTTTGAATTTTCACCTAGTAAGGTCATTCTGTTGCCTAATAAAAGCAGAGCAAATTGTCCTGGAGTAATTAATTGTTTAGAAACTAAATCTGATCCAATTATGCCATCTATGTCAATTGTGCCTGCATCTTCATCATAGATACTCATTATAATTTTTTCTATTACACCAAGTTTTTTAACTTTTGCTGGTGGTGACAACCAAATAGGTGTATCAAACGTTAACGTAGCAACATCTATATCATCTGCGATTCCTTGTGGAATGGCTCTAGAAGTGTAAGAAATATCAGTGAGTTCTACAAAACTTAAACTTGTCCAATCTAAGAAATTATCTGTGGTTTGCAATTCAAGAGCAGGATTAAACAATACAAGTATTTGTTCTAATATTTGTAATTTTTGTTCAGTGTTAGTTGTAAAAATATCTGCTTTGAAGGATAATCTAAAAGGCGTAGGCATTATTCTTTCAATAGTGTGCGATTCTCCAGGCGCCGAAGTGTATTGCTGAGTAGCATCATCAAAGTTTCTTTCTCTAAAATGCTTTTTATCGATGTGATAAGGATTTTGCATCCTGTTTCTATCATAACTTAAATTTTGAATATAACAACTAATTTGTGGTGCACTTATTAAAGTATTTTCAGATCCTTTTTTGATTATTTGTGCAACTTGCCTTGACATATCTCCGTACTTGACTGGAACCTGTAATGTCTCTGATGCGCCTTTAGAATTTTTTCCAGTAACATAGGAAAAATTTGACATCATTCTTATAAACTGAACAATGTATCTTCTTATCTGGGCATCATAAAAATGTTGCATTAATTATCCGCCTGTGGTTTCAATAGTTTGCTTAATGCAACACGTTCTTTTGTTGTTGATGAACCATCTTTAAGCGTTCTTGTATTTGTATTATTAATAAAGTCTGTTTTTTGTGTGTTACGTGAATCACTTTGACTCATTGTTACTCTTACATCATCTTCTACTTTCACAAAACGTCTCCCATCATATCTAAATAATCTGTTTGGTTTATAATCAGTACGCAACCAAAACATTCCTTCTACAGGACCTGCAGGAAAACTTGTTCCTGAACCATAAGTTTCTCCATTTGCAGGTATTCCGTCCCCTGTTAGATAACCTTCTAATACACCATTTGCTTGTGGAGTATCGTAAACTCTGTCAACGTTGATGTGTCCAGTGTCTGTTTTGAGATCATCGTCAACAGTTACTAATGCAACTTTGCCTTCTTCGTCAGTAGGCATAACGTGTAGTTGTTTTGTGTTATATCCTGACTCAGGTGCGTCTGCCTCAGCTTGATCTATAACTGCTTGATTAATTTCTAGATCAGTATCTCTTGTCTTCTGGTGCGTGTTTTCTGTTTTATCACCAATAATATCTCTGTATTCTTGTGAATCTTCTATTCCTTTTACTCTGACTCTCAGTAAATGTGGCCACCAAGTTTGTGAAAAACCTTCTGACGCTCTAGTAACGTCTTGGACAACGTAATATCTTTTCATTGCCTCGGCATCACTTTCTATTAAACTGTGATCATCTTTTAGATGAGGCAGTTCAATGACATCACCTGCCATAATTTTTCTGCCTAACATATCAATTGTGTCATTTAAATGAAAGACCATAAAAAGTTGATCATTCTGCAAAAACAATCCAAACTGTGATAAGTCAAAATCTATATCTTGAACATTGTAAATTACTCTGCCTTTGTAGATACTTTCATCATATTTTCTATCTCTGTTTTCTAAAAATAACAAATCTTGTATAGAAGTTTCTAAAATGTTATCTCTATTAGGTTGTGTAGCGTCATTAGTAACACCCTGGTCTACAGGCCCAAGATACTTGTGTATATAGGCATCTGTACCACCTACTTGGAATCGCTCAGATATGGTGCGATCCATATAATAGTAGTCGTTACCCTTTTCCGGTTTGTAAAGTGACAATCTAGGCATTTTAAGTATTTATAGCGGTAAATAATGTATATGGTAGATACTACAAACACCACTATTTCCGATCAAGATACTCTAGTTGCTAAACAAGAAATCTTCGACTATGTAAAGGCTAGACTAGGTGATGGTATGATCGAAGTTGAATTAGATCCTAAACATTATGAAATGGCCTTCACAACTTCTATTGATAAATTTAGACAAAGATCATCTAATTCAGTAGAAGAATCATATGGTTTTTTAGAATTACAGGGTGATGTGCAAACATACACTTTACCGGCAGAAGTTATCCGAGTAAACCAAATTTATAGAAGAACTGTGGGAGGTGCATCATCATCAGAAGGTGGCACAAACTTTGATCCTTTCGAACTTGCTTACACAAACGTTTACCTTTTACAAACTGGTAGAATTGGAGGACTTGCAACTTATAATATGTTTGCAGGATATCAAGAATTAGTTGCCAGAATGTTTGGTGGTTTTGTAAATTTCCATTTTGATCAACCAACAAGAAAACTTACAATTCACAGAAGACAGCGATCTAAAGAAACTGTCCTTATAAGTCAATCTAATTACAGACCAGACTTTATATTATTACAAGACATATACGCTAAACCTTGGATAAGAGAATATACCCTTGCAGTTTGTAAATTCACACTAGGTGAAGCAAGAAGTAAATTTAACACTATTGCAGGTCCACAGGGTGGCGGATCACTTAACGGTGACACTCTTAAAAATGAAGCAACTCAAGAGATGCAAAAACTTGAGCAAGAAATTGGAAACTACTCAGAAGGTGGTACTCCAATATCTTTCATTATAGGCTAGACTTTTATCTTAAAATATTGTATACTATAAGAATGATAATAGGCATTTGTGGATTAATAGGTTCTGGCAAAGACACCGTGGCCAGTCATCTAATAAACAATCATAACTTTGTAAAAATAAGTTTTGCAGATAAACTTAAAGATGCTGTGGCATCAATGTTTGATTGGGACAGAAATATGCTGGAAGGACAAACAGCAGAATCAAGAAATTGGCGTGAAAAGCCTGATGAGTTTTGGACAAATGAAATAGGAAAAGACATAACTCCTAGACTAGTTTTACAAAGATTTGGCACTGAATGTATGCGTCAAGGACTATATGATGGAATATGGGTGAGCATGGCCAAAAAGAAAATACTAGATAATCCTGACACAAACTGGATTATACCTGATGTTAGATTCCCTAATGAAGTAAAAATGATCAAAGAAATATATGGATCAGTATGGAGAGTCACTAGGGGAAAAGACCCACAATGGTTCCAACATTTCAAAGAAGAGGGCGTAGAGCCAAAAAGTA